TGTATCCTGATTTGGATACGGAGCGTGAGCCGCCGCATCCGCTTTATGACTGTGTGCTATCGAATGGGATGAGGGTGGATGTGAAGACGACGAAGTACGAGAATGGGAAGTTGTTGGTGGATGCGCGTAAGGGTAAGAAGACGGATGGCGTGGATTTCTATGTGTTGATGACTGGAAGTTTCCCTGGGCCGTATGCGTTCAAGGGATTCATTGCGAAGACGAAGATCATCAGGCCGGAGAGGATTGGCGAACTTTGCGGGTACAAGAGTTACATTGCGGATCAGCGGGAATTGAGTGAGTCCGCTAAATCTGATTGACTTAGTAGGGATTCGTATGCGTCAGTGCGTGTAACGACCTTAAGCGAGGTGGTGGGTTGGTCAGCCACTGCAAACTGTCTAAGCGGCGATGACGTTCCGCATTGGTGAGGTAGGATAATCGTCCACTGTGTGGTGGATAGATGGCCTACCATAACGCAGATAACGTCGGTTTTAATTTTACTCATTATGGCTTGTCCTAATGTTTTCAATGCGTTCGCCGTGGCGACTGAGTCGCTCGCGCAGGACGTTTACAAGCGCGCCTCGTATCGTTCGATGTGGTTGAACCTCATTGAGCGTGGCGAGTATCCTCAGGGGACTGGTTTGACCCAGACCTCGTTCACTACCACTTCGATTGAGCCGACTGCGGCTGAGGAGTGGTCGGCCATCACCCTCGCGTCCGGCAACCCCGGCGACAATGCTGGTGCTTGCGATGTCACTTACAATGACGTTCCGGTTGGCTACAACGCTGTTACTTGGGGGCCTGAGCGTTTTGCTCTGAAAGGTCCGCTTCTGTGTAAGGATGATCTGACTTTTGATCATCGCGTTGAGGCGTTCTTGCGTGTGTACTTGGAGAAGTTGTCTATTCGCGCACAGCGTTCGTGGGAGACTCGTTACCAGAACATGTTTGCCAAGTACGCCATCAAGGCGGTGGCCGACTCGTCCTTTACGCAGGTGGAGACGATTCCGTCTGGTGTGAATGAGTTGCCCTGGATTCAGACTGGTTCGGCTGGTCAGGCTTTGAATCAGGCTACGAGCGAGTTGACGCAGGAGATGCTCGATGTTGCTGCTGCTACGTTGATTCGTAATGGCGCGACGAATCCTGATAGTTCGGGTTTCATCAGCTTCTCCAGCGACGGTCCGGTGTTCCCGTTGTACATCGGCATGGAGGCAAGCCAGCGTATTGCTCAGAACAATGCCGCGCTGCGTGAGGATCTGCGCTTCGCTGACATGGGTTCTGGTGCCGGTGCTGAGCTGCTCAAGCGGATTGGCGCGAATCGGGTCATCAAGAACTTCCGCCATATCCCGAATCTGTTCCCGCCCCGCTTCAGCTATGCTGGCGGCAAGTACACGCTCATCCAGCCCTTCACCAGCACCTCCGGTACGAAGGGTACTGTGTTCAGCGTCAACCCGAGCTGGACGACCGCCTTGTACGAGGGTGCGTTCGTGCCGACTCCGTACGTCATCAAGAGCCATATCGTTCGCCCGATGAACCGTGTTGGCGACTTGAGCTGGCAACCGACCAACTACATGGGCGAGTGGCAGTGGGTGACTGGTGCCTACAAGCTCGATGTGGATTGCGCCGATCCGCTGGAGAAGAAGGGTCAGCACTACGCTGAGTTCGTTCATGCCGTGGAGCCGATCTTCACGAACCAGGGTATGACGATTATCTTCCGTCGTTGCACTGGTGCGCTGACCCAGATCATCTGCTCGTAATTGGAGTTGAATAGCTAACAGACCCGCAGGTCCAAAAGGCTTGCGGGTTTTTGCTTTTGCATTGACAAGGATCAGTAGGATCTGATGCTCCCCGTATGCCGAGTTTTACTCTTCCAGAAGGCGTTGAGATTCCTGAGAATTTGAAGGAAGGCGAGGCGTTCCAGACGATGGCGACGATTGTCCTTGGTAAGAACGGCAAGGCTGAGTTCATCGAGATTGATGGCATGGCTATTCCCGGCTACGAGAACAAGTCGAAGGGCAAGAAGTTGGCCGAGCGTGGTGAGGAGGAGTACGAGGAGGAGGAGGAGACGGCTCCTGGCGGCGGCGGTTTCATTGCTGAAGTGATGCAGCGTGGTGCTGGTCCGATGGCTTAATTCAAAGATAAAAGCGTATGGCTGACATTACATGCACTGAAGCGGCAACGCTATTGAGCGAGGTTCAGCCTCTTGGATGCCGCTCGCCGTGGGAGCGTGATATGGCCAAGCTGGCACTCCTCAATCGCATTGCTGATGGAGCTGGAACGGCGGCGGCTAATGCTGCTGGGTTTGGAACTGTTCGTTCGGTTACGGCGTCCACGGCGATTGTGTCGAGTGATTTCGCGATTATCGCAAATTCGACATCGGGAGCGATTACGGTTTCGCTTCCACCGGCTGCGACGGCGGTTGGTCGTATCTTTTTCGTGAAGCGTGTGAATGCTGGCGCGAACAATGTGACTGTCGATCCGTTTGGTGCTGAAACGATTGATGGTGCGGCGACTCATGTTTTGACCGCTCAATGGGCGAGGGTTGAATTCATCAGCAACGGAACAGCGTGGTTCCTCATAGCTCACCAATAACATGGCCGACTCTTCATCCATCACTTGCGCGGAAGCTGTTGAGCTGATTGCCGAGGTTTCGGCTACTGGATGTCGTTCTCCGTGGGAGATGGACATGATTGAATTGGCACTGTTGAATCGCATTTATGATTCTGGTGGTGCTGGTGGATTTCAGCTTACGGCTGATTTGACTTCGATTACGGCGGATGTGACGACCATTACTGCGGATCAGACCCAATTTTAGAAAACACCTCATACCATGGCAAAACAGACTATCAACATTGGCGCATCGGCGAACGACGGAACGGGGACGCCGTTGCGGACGGCGTTCGATTATTGCAATCTGAACTTTACGGAGCTGTACACGGCGGTCGGGCCGAGCGGCAACAACATCGTTTGTCCTGGCTCCGCCACCGCTCAACGGTTCATTCCTTCGAGCGCCACGGTGCCGACCAACGGTATGTATTTGCCCGCCGCCAATGAACTTGGTTGGGCAATCAATTCGGCCGAGGCCATGCGCCTGAACTCCAACGGACTTGGGTTGGGGGTTACGCCGAGTGCTGGAAAAGGTGCATTGCAGCTTTCAAGCGGTATCAACTTCCCCGCCACCCAAGTTGCATCGTCCGATGCGAATACGCTGGATGATTACGAGGAGGGGACTTGGACTCCGGTTATTACGGCTGGATCTGGAACTCCAACGACCGTAACGATAAATTCCGCCGTCTACACCAAAATCGGCCGTGTCGTTGTTTGCACGTTCGACTTTTCGATTGTGAATAAGGGAACAGCCGGTTCTTCATTGCAATTCGGGCTTCCGGTTACATCAATCACAAGCACCGCATTTTGCGGATCATTCCGAGAAGATGGAAGCACTGGAAACATGGGAATGGTATTCTACAGCACCGGAACCACGGCGGCTTGTTTGCTTTACAACAATGCGACCCCGTGGGTTGACGGATACCGTCTCAAAGGATCATACACTTACTTCTCCGCCTAATTTATGAACTTCATTTGGACCGTTGAAAAATTGTTCGTTCGGAAAACTGAAGGTCAGCTTTCCGATGTCGTCGTCACAGCCAACTGGAGCTGCCATGCATCTGACGGAACTTACAGTGCTGTTTCGACCGGATGCACCGAGTTCGCCCCGCCGTCCGGTTCATTCACCCCATACCCTGACCTGAAACCGGAACAGGTTCTCGGTTGGTGCTACGCCAACGGCGTGGACAAGAGTGCGATTGAAGCAAACGTATCGCTCCAGATTCAGAACCAGATCAACCCGCCCGTGGTTGCAAAGCCGTTGCCATGGGTGCCGAAGCCGGTTTTGGTTGCGTAGAATACCGCAGTGGCTAAAGTTCTCGCGGCATGATTAAAATTGAACTGACCATCGAACAAACCAACGCACTCCTGCAACTCGTCGAAATCGGAATGAAAGCCGGGAATGTCAACAATATCCGAGCCGGACTTCCTCTCTTCGAACTGATTCTGGAAGCTACCAAGCAACCGTTTCAAGAAGTCGCCGCCAACTAAAACAACACCATGACCGAGTCCCACTTTATGCGAGACATGATTGCTGCTGCTAGTGGGCCATTCATTGGCATTCTCGGGAACGCGATTTTCTCAGACCCGAACCTCAAGACGGCATCGCTCGCGTTAGGTGCCGTCACCGCTCTTCTCGTCTGTCTAGCAAAAGCCATCGACCTTTACCGCAAAATCAAATGAACCCCAACATCACATCTCTCATCCGCCACGTTCTCTCTGCCGCTGGCGGTTTCCTCGTCGCCAAAGGTTTGGCAAGTGCCGATCAAGTCGCCGAGGTTTCCGGTGCCGCAGTCAGCCTCATCGGAGTCGCTTGGTCGATCTTCAATAACAAGAAGAACGCCTCGAAGACTGAATGAACTTCTTGGCCGACTTGGTGATGAAGCTGGTCATCTGGCTTCATGCACTGACGAAACAAGACATCTCAAGTGAAGACGCCAAGAAACAACCTGATCTTAAGCGCGGTCTTCTTGATCGTGTGCGCCAGCATGAGCGTGAGCTGCGCGAGCCGGGTGATTTACGTCCCCCACGGTGAGCCTGTGCGCCTCGCTGAGAGCGTTAAGGCGAAAGTTTGGGTGGTTGACGCGAACGGCAAAAACGTGCGTAGTAATAACCGCATCACCATCCATGAAGGTTGGTATGCACTTCCAAAAGAATGAGCAATAACGCGCCGTATAAAGGTTCTCCCGCCGTCGGTGGCAGTGGCAGCGGACCTTACAAGCAGTCTCCTCCCCCTAAGCCGCCTGTTCGACCTCAGCCTAGGCCGGTTCCGAGCGGAAGCGGTCCTTATCGAGGTAAGTAATTGAAACGAAAATCCCCCGGTGGCTAAGAAACCATCGGGGGATAATTGTTTTCAGCGTCCCAACGACTTCAAGACGCTCGCAACGAAGTCCTCGCTCTTGGCAGCGTTCACATTCGCCGATTTCAAGCCAGGATTCGTCGCCTTCGAGCTAACTCCCGGCTCGCTGCCACGATATTTCGCCAGTTCGGCTTGCAAGCGTTTGTTTACCTCAACCTGAGAATAGAGAAGCTCACGGTATTTCGGCGCGGCAGCGGCCCAAAGAGCGGCCTTAGCGAGGTCTTCTTCGCTGTTCTCACCATTGAAGATCTGCTTGGCAAGACCCAGACGCTGGTTCAGCTCGCCATTCCATTCCTCATCGCCCTCACGCGGCTCGAAGATTTCAAGTGCGCGAGCGTTCTCGCTCACCTTCGCCCAGGTCTTACTGGCCGACTCCAATGCAGCCTTCGTACCTTCTTCGTTGTCTTTCTGGTACTTCGAGATGACCGCATCGTAATCAGCTTTCGCCTCAGACATCTCCGCAGTCTTCTCGCCGTTAATCTCGTCGTACTTGACGATCAGCGCGCCGAGCTTCGCCTTCTTGGCCGGTGAAAGACCTTCAACGATGTCGTCGATCTGCGAGTTCCGGTAGTCGCTCTCAGGAGACTTGAGTAGGCCAACAAGCCGTTCTCCATCGGTGCCAACAAGACCTTTCACCGATTCGAAGACGCCATTGATTTTGCCCTCGTACTTCTTAACAAATTCAGGGTGACGCTCGATGTCGAGCAATCGGACACGCTCAGAAAGCGTGTCCCGCTCTTCCTGCAAGGTCTTGAGCTGAGCTTCGAAGTTCGGATTGGCAGTCTTGCCAGCCTTCAGCTCCTCTAATTGCTTCGCGAGCTGCGCCTTCTCCTCCTTGATCTTGCGGAAAGCATCAGCGGCCTTCGTAGACTTGATCGACTCGGGGATGTCCGAATCAGCGGCTGCTGAATCCTTGGCGACTGCGTCAGCTTTCTTCGCTCCAAACAACCGCTCGATGTCCATCTCGGACTTGCTGGCAGGCTTGGTCGTTTCTGCGGCGGCTGGCGTTGCGACTTTCTTAGGCTCCTCGGTAACAGGAGTCGATACGCCCTCATCGGCTTCGGCTCCCATGCGATTGAATGCGTCGAGAATCGAATTGCCAAAGTCAGGCTGCGACGCCGGATTGGTCAGCGGAGAGTTCAGTGGTACGTCCATAATTTGTTAGTATTGCTTATCAAAGGTTGCTTCAGGTTCTTTAGTAGTGTCATTCACCGACAATTTACGAAGGTTTTCAAGACAATGCGCGTAGCCAGCGGTTACACCGGCAGCAAAAATAATGTCCGATTCCTTGCTCACGTTTGACGGCATCGGGATAGGCATCGACTCAGCAACGATACGAATTGCCATGCGTAGAATTGGAGTTCTTAGGATCTTGCCTAGCTCAGCATGCTGATCGGAATCTATCCAATCTTGGATATTTACCTCAGGCAGCTCCATCAGGTTCTTCACTGTCTCCTTGCGGTTCTTCGTCGAGCCTCTTAGCCAGTTGATCATATCGTGTTGTTAGATGTCGTTTGAGTTTATGCCTCTGCGGAATTGGGTCGAGAATGTCGTCTAGCTTCATCGGCTTCTCCTTGTTGACGACATCGCGCTTGGGACGAATCACCTTCGTCACCTCCAGCATGTCGGCCAGTGGCAGCTTGATGTAGCCGCAATCAACGTCGTTGATACCGTACGAGACGACGAAATGATTCTTCGCGCTGTCGTAGAACGCTCCGCACGGGAACACGACCGCAGGCAATCCCGGCCACCAGTCCTGCTGATTCGTCCCAGTGAGAAGCGGCAACGTCGTCATCCGTGCAATGCGGAACGGTGCCTTAGCCTCGAATGCGTACGCTCCCATGTAGTAACGACGCTTCTTGTTGATCCAAGGCAATGAACTGTGGAAGAAGGTCCAGTACAAGCCATCGACCAGAATCGGATTCGAGCCGCCGCGAACCTCGCCAAACTTCCAGAGCGGATTGAACTCTTCGGTGACGTACTCCGCTTCCTTCTCAAGACGCCCATTAAGGCGTACTACGACATGAGGATTGGCCGAATACACCATGTGTGGCGCGTTATCGTGCGTGAAGTAGAGCCAGTTCTTCTCATGGCCATCGTTCACCATCGCCTGGGCGTAGTTGTTTCCGTAGATCGGATCGAATCGGGCGACGTTCAGGAACTGCTTGTCCAAGACGAACATCGCCTGATGCGCGTAGCTCTTGAACGGGACGAACGTGCAGCAGCTTAGTCCGTACTTGTCGCCGAACTTGACGATGCGCGGATCTTCGAACTGCTCCCCCGGCATGTGCGAGGTAAGCGTCAGCAACGCCTTCTTGATTGCTCCAAGATCCTTGGTCAGCTCGAAGATAACGATGTCGTTCTTCTCAAGGTAAACGTCCTCATCCTTCTCGCGCTTGTTGCGGCAGCGTCGGGTGAAAAGCAGGATCTGACCGTTCGGTTCCTGAACGATTGCAGGGTTGAAGTAGTAGGTTCCAACCTCCTCAGGAAGCGTGATTTTGCCAACCTCCCAGTCGCATTGCTCGGCCAGCTTGGGTACGTCGTTTTTTGCGTAGCTCATTAGAAACTCGGCTGCGAATTTGATTTCATCGTATTCAGCGAGCCAATGATCGCGTTCCTCGCGGACCTCGGTCAGATGCTCCTCGTTTTCTTTGGTTCGAATCTCAAGCGTCTTCCGCAAATCCTCGATCTGCATGAGCAAATCGGCCTGCCCATCACCGCCATTTGCAAATCGTTTGAGAGCTTTAAGAGACAGGCTTCGGATGATGTCTTTCATTGTTTTCGCACAAAAACCCGCGTTTTTCCGCCCTCCAGATACGTCAAATGCTCGTATTTTTTAAGCGCAAGATCTTGAACGAGCTTCATGGTTTCCCAATTCGCATCGTCCATTATGAACAGTCCGCCAATCCTAATCTTTGGCGTCCATGCAATCAAGTCTCGCGACGAATCCCACTCCGTATGCGCTCCGTCGAGATGGAAAATGTCGATGCTGTTGTCAGCAAAATCTGAAGACGCATCCCAAGAAGTCTTTCGGATCGTTGTCAGATTCTTGTCCAGCTCAAGCACCTTGAAATCACGGACAAACTGATTGTGAATCAAATCAAGCTGATCCTGCTCCTCGGTTAGACACTTGTTATACCCGTTTTCGCTCATCGCCGACTTGCTCCACGGATCAATTGCAAACACTTCGCATTGATGAACAAGCGATGCCGCGCAAAAACTGGCGATGCTCAATCCGCGCCATACTCCGACCTCAACAACCACTTTGGGTTTGAGTTCCAGTACAATGTCGAACATCCACCGACTCTTTTCCTCGAAGGTCCAGCCAGGGATGAAGCTCCTAGCCTTGATTACCTTGTCCCAGTGTTCGTTAGCCGTTGATTGTACTTGGTTGTCCATTTTGTGTTGCGAGTGGGGGAACTAAAGAATAGTGGCTGATTGTCGGGAGAGTTCTTTTTTTAAGCTGGATGTCGATTGGCGCGTACATCAGATCGTTGGTTTCGATCAGATGCTTCACCGCAGTATTTCGCACCAGATAAGCATGCGTACACATCGGAGGGACAGGGGTATGAGCAACCCCCTCACGCACCATCAGCATTTTCGAGTCAAGGCAACAGTGGCCTACAAAAACAAACTGCCAGTCGCTTGGCAGATTCTCGATTTTCGCCATCAGCTTCTCCTTGAATCCGTCGCAAAGCTCAACGTCATCCTCAACAACAAGGAAGTAATCGTCATCGAGGTACTGCATTATCCTCCAAATGGTGTAATGGGACATCGAGCATCCAAGAACACTCTGCGAAATGCGGTATGTAGGGCCGTCTTCAGGAGTCCAGTTAGGATGATCGTCGAGGTACGACAACTTTGTATCCAAGCCCATCTTTGGGGCGTGGATTGCGTCAAACAAATGAAAGTCAATGCCATGACTCTTCAAATGATTGGAAACTGTTTCCCGCCTTTTAGTCGCTGACTTGAGGGAAACGCAAAATGTCCTTGGAAACTTCATTTGTTGGTTATTAAGACTGCTGATTTGTTGAATCCGCCAATGTTGAACATTCTCAAGAGCTTGGAGTTCGGCCAGTACAACACGTTGATCGGCCTGTATCCTCCCGCATCTGTGTCAGAGTTTGATTCGCAATGGTCGTTTACCACTAAAACGTATTTACTCTTAGTCGCTCTGCTCAAAATCTTGTCGCACTCAGAAAACGGAAGGTGCTGCAAGACATCTTTGATGTGAACAAAATCAAACTGCTCATCGACTTCGAAAATCGTTGCATTCGAAAGGTCAGTTCCAAGTGGAGCCTTTGACTTCGCAATTTCAATCGCAGCCTGACTGACATCGATTCCCTTGTATCGGATTCCACTTAGATCAAACTGTCCCGCAAGCTGCCAATCACCACATCCGACATCCAAGAAAGACTTTACGCCAAAAGAACGGACCAGATCGTTGAGGTAAGAGACGTATTCTCCTGTGTTTGACCTGCTAGAACCGGGGCCAGATCCACCGTTCCATTTGTCGTTCTTGTAGATGTCATCAAAGATATTTTGAAGCGTGTTCACAGTAGACGTTCTCCTTTTTCAGAATTGTTTCCTCAGTCAATGAATTCATTCTCTCGGTGTGGTATGACCTCCACAAGTGGGCGACAATGCATCCATCAAGTGAATAGTTCGGCTCCCAGTATTTCCCTGATTCACAGTGGATGAATCCGAGCATCTCGAAATCAACCGCCTTGCAAAGACCGGGGTTTTCCTGATGCAGCTTCCACGGGTATTGAACCGAAAACTCGTTCCAGCCGGTGCCATCAAACTCCTGCCATTTCTGAAGCCATTTCCACTGAAACTGACCGTGCATCCTTGAGAACATCACCGCATTGCACAGGCCAATTGTTCCTTCTCCGCAGAACTCGCGGCCAATGACAGCATCATGCTCAAGCCATTCCTTAGGGAAAGGAGCCAGCGTAATCGTGTCCGTATCGGCGTAAACGCCACCCATCGCATACAGAACCGTATGGCGAATCAGATCAGCGCGATGCTGGTGCCGCGAAATAAACTTCCCATTCCATGTCGTGAAGTTGTCCACCGGCATGATGCGAACTGGAACCTTGGCCTTCAGCTTTTCCCACTGCTCTCCGGTAGGTTCGTTCGGACACCACAAGAATACGTTCCAGTCAGGATTGTTCATCCATGCCGAAGCGATTGCGATTCTGTCGCAGATGTGGAAGCCGTCGTCGTGAAGACCGTGAACGAAGTGTATGTTTTTCATCCCTGACGCGCCAAGTTAGACTCGGCAGTTGCATTCGCTCGCTGAATATCAGCGGTTGTCTTCGCGTTCCGGCGAGCTAAATCTGCCATCGCCTTCTCGTTCTGACGCTGAATGTTGGCCATAACCTCGGCGTTCTGGCGAGCAATTTTTGCTTGAACCTCGGCATTCATCATCGCCGTCTTCGGATCGACGCCCTGCTGAATCGCCTGAGCCTGCTGCATTTGCGCCTGAGCTTCCTGTTGCTGCTGCAACAGCTCACCAAGCTGCTGAACGGTCTGAACAACCATCTGGAGCTGCTGCGCGTA